AACCAATACTATATACCCTGATATTCCAAATCTAGCATACAATAGTTCAAATCAAGTTAATATATTAAAAGGTGGGTATCCTCAACCACAAGTTGGTTGGAAATGGACAACTGCCGCATATGATCCAAATTGGAGAACTATCACTAACGTAGTTGACAATGATCCATATTGGACTATAACCATAGATCCGGGTGGCTCAGCTGGCGCATTGACCACTACTCGATTAAGCAACAATACTAATTCACAATGGGCATTGGGCACAACTTGGACTATTGAATTCTGGTCTAAGCCAACAATTATTCCAGGAGTTAACGGAGCACCCGGTGATCAGTTAACTGTCTTGAGTCAAAATACTGATTTAAACGTGCAGAATAACAACGGTTGGAATAACTTAGATGTAGAGTATGTAAACGGTGGCAACATTAATTTTGCTAACTCATATGCTGGCTTTACTATTCCTTCACCACACGCAGGTGTTTGGTCTCATATAGCTATCAGCAGTGATAGCGGTCACGTGAGAGGGTATGTTGACGGACAGAAAGTTTATGATCATCCTGATTTAAATATTAATTTTACTAACGGCGCAGACGATTTGTATATCGGTAAGGCAGGTACAATTTCGACTAATAGTGCTACTCCATTTAACGGAGAGTTAACAGATATACGCATCAGCAATATAGCACGTTATACCGGAACTTCGTTTGATCCAGCAACAACTTCGCATCCGCCAACAACAGATTCTAATACACAACTAATAATGACACCAACTCAGGATTCATTATTTGGTAGCGTACAAGGTCACCAACTAATTTATAGCGGCGTTCAATTTGCTGTTGATTATCCACATATAGCAAGTACATTAAGCGACAATAACGGAACTACAGTAGGTAACATTACCTATGTATTTGGTAATACACAAAGCACTGAAACTGTTCCTGTGGGAGCTTCAATCACTAGCACTATGGCAGGCTTCGGTGTTAGAACTGTAGTATCGAATGCTCCAGCACCGTACGGTCGTTTAATAACATACGATGCCACAGGTCTGTCAGGAAGCACTACAGGCGAAACTTATACTTACTATTGGTAACAAGGAACCATTATGCCAGGATTAAAAATACCATCAATACCGAAATATCACTGGAAACGTGAACCAGTAGACGCACGAGATCATATCTATGATCCTGCTAAACTAGGCACAGTTCCTGCTACACTACCTGCTAGAGTAGACCTACGTAACTACGACAGTCCTATACAAGATCAGGGACAGTTAGGATCGTGTACTGGAAACGCTATTGCCGGTATAATTGATTTGCTAGACAAGAAAGCTAGTAAAAATTTAACTGTTAGTCGATTGTTTATCTATTATCAAGAACGCTTAATAGAAGGTACAGTTAATTATGATAGCGGTGCTTACATTCGTGATGGCATCAAAGCAGTTAACCAATATGGTGCTCCATTAGAAAGCGTATGGCCATATATTATTAGTAGATTTTCTACTCGGCCAAGTACAGCAGCCTACACAGATGCCGCAAAACGTAAGGCAGGCGCTTACCAAAAGATTACAACTCAAACAACAGGCATCAAGACAGCACTAAATCAAGGATACCCAGTAGTTATTGGTTTTGACGTGTATGCTAGTTTTGAAGGTCACGCTAACACAACAACAGGTATGATGCCTTATCCGCAAGCTGGTGAACAGCTGCTAGGCGGACACGCTGTAGCAGTAGTCGGATACGATGATAATTTGAACGGCGGACGTTTAATTTGCCGCAACAGCTGGGGTGTTAGTTGGGGCGATCACGGCTATTTCTATATGCCTTATGCTGTTACAAATAATGCTAGTATGAGCAGTGACTTTTGGATCATTACTTCAGTAACTAATCCTTAATGTGTCATAAGTAAAACTATGAACATTATACTAATTACCTTACTATTCACACATTTAACCATTGTTAGTGTTACACTTTATCTACATCGTAGTCAAGCACACAGAGGCGTAGAATTCCATCCGGCGTTGAACCATTTTTTCCGTTGCTGGTTATGGTTAACAACTGGTATGACCACTAAAGCCTGGGTTGCTGTACATCGCAAGCACCATCAAACAACTGATGTAGAAGGCGATCCTCATAGTCCGCACATATTTGGAATATGGAGACTAATATTTGGCGGATGGAGTTTATATCACGAAGCAACTAAAGATCCTAATTTTGTCATCAAGTACGGTGTAGGTACTCCTAAAGATCGAGCAGAAATTTTCTACACTAGATATCACCGCTATGGTATTCTCTTAATGTTAGTCATAGACTTGTTATTATTTGGACTATGGGGGTTTCTAGTGTGGGGAGTACAGATGATTTGGATTCCATTCTGGGCTGCTGGATTTATTAACGGCATCGGGCATTGGTGGGGTTATCGCAACGGCGAGACTAAAGATCATTCTAGAAACGTAAGTCCTATTGGGATTTTAATCGGCGGCGAAGAACTACACAACAATCATCATTTAGATCCGGCTAGTCCTAAGTTTAGTCGTAAACCTTGGGAATTTGATATTGGTTGGTTTTATATACGTGTATTAAGCATCGTAGGTTTAGCAAAGATTAAAACCAGCTAAATATATTAAAGAGAGCGGATTATGACAAAGCAGACTATTAATTTTGGTCAATATGCAAACGACGGCACGGGTGATGATCTCCGTACAGCGTTCAGCAAAGTACAGGCTAATTTTGACGAGCTATACGGCTCAGTTAATATCAGCAACGGACATAACTTAGTTGCAGACGGCAACAATGCCGCTGGTATTTTTGCACAAAGAAATAATCTTAACTTAGAATTTAAAACTTTAACCAGCATTGATAACACAGTTACTATTGTGCCAGGTAGCACTACAGTTGACTTAAGAGCTAACACTCGCTTACATACAGATTCAAATCCTACGCTAGGCGGGAATTTAAATCAAAATAATTTTACTATCGGCGGAGGTAACATTACTTCTACTGTTAACGGATACAACGTAAGCATCCTTAACGCACTAGTAGAATTATTAATCCAATCAAATGCTTTCAGCATAGAGTTAGGATCCATCTTAGTTCCATCAGGAACTAGTGTAGCTAATCCATTCGGCTACGACCTTGATATGGGGACAATTAACGGTCCACAAATTTCTAATTTATTAGATTTTGGATCAATCTAATTGATCAAATCACTATGTCATTAAACGTATGGACACAATCATCAGGATACAGTTTAGGTAGTTTCGAAGAAGGAATTACTCTAAGTCCTCCAACAGGTCTAGCATTACCAGTAACCGATGATAGCGGTGTAACTTATAAGTTAATATCTGGCAGTTTGCCAAATGGTTTAGCCATTCGTGGTAATCATATTACTGGTACACCTTTTCTAGTAACAAATAATCTTAAATTTACATTCTGCATAAGAGCTAGTCGCACAGTTAATCACATAACTGAAATTGCTGATAGAACATTTACTATGAATGTTTATACTACGGCAAGACCGGAGTTCATTACAGATGCTGGAGATTTGCCAATAGGCCTAGGCGGTCAACTATATGTGTTGGACAGCACGTATGTAAAATATCAACTGGAAGCATACGATTATAATACTACTACTGGTCAGCCTTTAACTTATTTTATTGCAGACGGTGACGGAGCATTGCCTCCTGGACTAACAATGTCCTCAACTGGTTTGATACAAGGGTTTATTGAACCACGTTTAATCATCAGCAAGTCTGACGGACTTGGAACATTTGACGAAAGTTTGTTTGACGTAGTTGCGTTTGACTTTGGTAAAACTCCTACAGATGGTTACGACAGTTATGTATACGATGGAGTGTTTTACGATTTTAATACTCCAACAAGCCAGCCGCAAAGTTTAAGTGCCAATTATCAATTTAAAGTTACACTAAGCGACGGTGTTAATCTTACTCAAAGAATTTTTAGAATATTTGTTGTAGGTACAGATGACTTCCACGCTGACTCAACTACACTAGATGGACTAGCCGGTGAGTTTAGTGCCGATGCTAGTTTTGTACGTTCACCAGTTTGGATTACTGACAGCAACTTAGGTGCGTTTAGATCTAACAATTATATCACAGTACCAATGGCATTGTATGACTCTAGCGATGTAGAGTTTGCTATTGTAGATGCAAGCCAATTACCTCCAGGATTACAATTTGATGCTAACACTGGAGATTTGTATGGAGTTGTTCCATACCAACCAAGCGTTACTAAGAGCTATTCGTTTACAATTACAGCAACACGCTTAGATGGAAACGATAGTGTAACAGCTTCTAAAACATTTACAATGTTGATACTTGGTTCTATCAACAGTGAAATTACTTGGAACACACCTAGTAACTTAGGAACAATCCCAGCAAACTATATTACTACCTTAGCTGTTAATGCTAGTTCAAACTTGGCTAACGATGTTGTTGTGTATGAATTAACTTCTGGCAAGTTGCCTATTGGGTTAACACTAAATCCAGACGGTGAAATTATTGGAACTCCTAATCAGTTTTATGATGCCGCTACTGGACAATTAGGACTAACTACGTTCGACGGTGGCACCACAACTTTCGACCACGCAACAACTACGTTTGAAAGAAAGTATACCTTTAGTATCACAGCATCAAACCAGTTTGGATATAGTGCTGTAACTAGAACATTCACAGTAACAATCAGCGAACCTAATACTACAACATACAGCAACAT